CTTTTTAATAAGTTCTTGAAATTCATCCTTTATGATTTTATTGATAGGATAATCTCCTAGTTCTTTATCATACACAAAATCTTCTCTTTTTCTTTTTTTAACTACCATATCGTGTCTGATACCTTTGTAACGAGGAAATCTAGGGTACCCATCTCCAGTAAGTTGACTGTATGTATAAGTAATTAAAGTACCTATTGGGTGAGTACTTTTATAATTTTTTCTGATAGAATCGTCCATACCACTTAGACTGAATGTTTTTGGTTCACCTGAACTTAAAAATACAGGTTCTCCTTTTTCAACCATTTGACACACGAATGACCCTAGAAGACCTTTGTATTTCCCTTCACCTTCTTTGTATTCGATAATTTGACCCTCAGAGTCTTCAATAGGTTTCATTTTTAGAAGTAAACGAGACCTTTTTTCTTCGTATTGACTTTCTGGAGCCCTTAACATAATACCTTCACCCTCTAAGGATATTATTTTGTCATAAAGGTCTTGTAAATGTTTTTCTCCTTTAATTTTGTGAAATTTCACTAATTTCAAAGGACCTTTCATATCCTTTTTAATCATATCTATTCTACTTTCGTATTTTAGAGATGGAAAGGGACAGTCAAAAACTTGATAAGTAACATTCTTCCATTTGTTATCAAGCTCTTGATATTTTTGTAATGTTTTTTGTGATTTTTTTGAGTCAGGATTTTTCCGAGCTTCTTCTAAAGATTCAGAAAACTTGATTCCGCCCCAACTAGAAATACCAGCGATGTACTGATAGTTTTCGATACCTCTTCCGCACCATAATTCCCCATCTAAAGGTAAACCCTCGGGAAGAAACTTCATGAACCATTCTGGTACGAAATTAAATTTTTTTCCTTGTCTTGTTAATAGATGTTCTCCCGTCCAGATACATCGGATTCCATCTAATTTTTCTGATGCCAACCATCCTTTTACAGGAGGAGTACCAGTATATCCTCTAGGCATATTTGTCATTTTACCTTTTCTTTTACCAGAGGTTTCATAAAGATTATGAGCAAGCATAGGCTTGATTTTAGTGTAGTAGCCACCAGGGCCTTTTTTGAATTCGTTGTTTGATGTCCAGGTTAAAGAAGTCATATTTTATTACGTCTCATTATGTTTATGTAAATTTAACATTTTTAATATTCAATTGAGGATATTTCTTCATCAACCAAAAAACTGAATTTTCTTTGTGTTTAGCTTCAATCATAATATCTAGAGGAGTGTCTTTAGCAGTTTCAAAGAGAATAGGTGGTATTTCTTCTACATAATCTGCATGTGCACCCGTCCTAGCATCTGGTCGTTGGTCTGAAAGATGAAATTTAGGAGTAATTCCTCTGTAGTCCCAGATGTTAAGTGCTCTAATGAGTATATTTTCTACTGGTTGTCCATCAGGATATATATTGTAATGATGGAAGTCTAGTACCAAAGGTATATCAAGTGCTTCACAAATTGGTAACAAGTCCCTAGCACTATAAACTCTTTCGTCATTTTCCAAAACGAGTCTTCTTTTGACATTTTCTGGCATTTTCTTAAAATTTTCCACAAATCTTTTTAATGCATTTTTTTTATCACCGTAAGCTCCTCCTCCATGAATAATCATAACTGAGTCGTCATCTCTATTCATAGCATCTAGGATGTCTGCATGCATACTTAGGTCCATTTGAGTCTTTTCTACAACATCTTGTCTAGGGGATGTTAGAAGATTATATTGTCCTGGATGAAAAGTTAAGCGGTGACCGTATTTGTCTGCAACTTCTCCAATCTTAGCAAAATCTTCTTTGAGAAAATCCATAGAAAATCTTTCTACTTCTGGGTCAGTAAAATGAGGAAGCATCATACTCGACAATCTGTAAAATTTGATACCATGTTTTTCGTTCCATTCGAGGATTGATGGAATATCTTGAACATTTTTTTTACATAAATCTTTAAGATAGTCCATTCCTTTTTTTTCTATTGTTCTTCTGATACAACTTCTGTTAGAAAATATCGGTATTTTATTAGGTTCTCCAACACAAATTCTAGTGGGAGTTTTGTCACCCCGGAGGGTCATATTTAGACACGCGTAACCTATTCGAATATTCATACTAACCATAAGGTATTGATTTATCATTAGTATAAATATTTTGAAAATTTTAACTTACCCTTGGTGGTATTACGCATTTATTTTCATTACATTTTTGAAAAGTTGAACAATCTTGGTCTTCTTCACAAGACCTTCCAGGTTTACCATAGTAAGGTACCCAACCTATTCCTCCGTCGTTATTTAACTTTTTTTTGTATTTTAATGGGTGAGAAACGAAGCCATCTTTCTTTTTGAAAGGATTTAATTTATTTTTAATAGTTCCAATAGGGTCTTTAAAGAACATGTAAGGTCCTGATATAAACCATGGAAATTTTTCTGGATAAATAATAGCCCATTTTTTAATTAAAAAGAATACCATAAGAAAAGCAAATATATAAATAAGTGTTCCTATAGCAGCTGGTAGTTTACCAACAAATGGAAACCTAGAAAATAGACTAAATAATGTACACAATAAATCCGTAGGAATTGCAAATATAGTAAACAACATATACTAATAATCAAGATCTTTTTCAAAAATAAATGAAAAATACAAAAAACTTATGAAATATTCATAATCGCTTAGATTGTACTCTTTATGATTATATTCGCTGAATTCTTTTATTTGTATAAGTTTCAGGTTGTATTTTTTACACACTCTTATAAATTCTTCACGATTTACAAGATATTCGGGTATTTCTTCTTTAAAATCAAAGTAAGTTCCTGTATTATTTTTTTCTTTTAATTTGAAGTAATATTTATTACCGTACAAATCAGATGGTTCGTACGGATATTCTCTAGAAATTATGTAGTAGTCACTGTCTACTAAATTGTTGTCTTTAATAGCTTCTTGGACTTTGTTTCCATCTATACTAGTTCCTATAAATCTACCTCCATTTTCAAGAGAATTGGAAATATTTTTAATTGCGTTTTCTAACATGGAAGGTTTTTCGAAAAAATAATGAAGAGTGAATTGACAAGAGACTACATTAAACTTATAATCTCCAATCCATTTAGTTAGTAGTAATTCGGCATTATTATCAGTAATACATATATTTCGAAATATGTTGAAAGTATTTTTATGACATTTTGGTTTTAATCTTCTAGTGAAAGACAGTATTCTTTCTTTTTCTTCTTTGTAAAGAAAAATTATATTAAAACTGTATAAGTTATAAATTTTCCAATGTTTCCAAATTTGTTTGTCAATGTGTTTAACAAGACGAATAATGTCAAAATTTATTGGTATCTTAATAACACATATTTTAGCTTTTATTTTATTAAAAAGATTATGAGTAAAAGGTTCTTTGAAAAATATTTTGTTTTCTAAATGATATTTTTTACCACCCCAAGGTGGGTCGAAATAAACAACATCTTGTTCTAGGTTTAAAACTTTAGTTGAATCACAATTATGAATGTTAACATTTTTAATACCATAAAGTTTACAATTGTATTCTAGTATATTGTAATGGTTTTCTTTTAATTCGATACTGTTAACAAAATTAAAGTTTTTACAAAAAGTTATAGTGTCTCCTCCTATACCTCCATTACAATCTGTAATAGTAAGTTGTGTAGTATCACCACAAAAACTTTCTATAAGTTTAACTATTTGAAAAGAATCTTCCCACTTAGTAATTGAATATTTACCTTCTTTTGTTATTTTTAACATTTTAAAATGAAACCGTTCAGTAGGTAAAAATGGAGATATCCAATCAGTTTTTTTAATGGGTATTTTCATATTTTTGTATCTTTTTTTAGCAATATTAACAGAAATTTGACAAGGGTCAATCCCAACAAGAGTTTTAACATTTGTCCTTGCAAAATTTGGAAGACATCCACCTCTTCCTACTGACACATCAAAAAGAGAATACCCTTCGTCTTGGTCGTATTCAGACAACAAAGAAAATTTAATACCATTATGGTAATTTCTTAAATTAATATATTGACTAGAGCTTCTTTTATTCATTCTAATTAATATATCAACTTATCTTTATATATACATATTAACAAGTGGATTTCTTTCTTCTTTGTCTTTACCTTTAAGATTTTTAAAAACTTCCATACCTTTTAAAAAACTCCTATCACAAATACTTTCCACAGTTGATTCTGTTCCAAATGAAGACCTTGCACTTTGAATTTTACATTTATCAAAGAGTGTTAAACAATCTCCACCGTTGTTAGTAAATAATTCTTTATTCTCCTTAAAACTCTTTTTAAGAATACTTTCTTCAACGTCAAGAAACCATCCATTTTTAAAAACTTGATACTTGAATATTTCCATCAACTGTTCTGAATCATAACCTTTGATGTTATAAACCCATGGAAATCTTCTTTCTAAACCTTTATTTCCTGCGAAAAAACAACTTTTTAACTCATTTTTGTATCCTGCAATAATACACATGAAATCTTCTGTATTCTCCGATAAAAATTGATTAATAACATCAATAGCTTCTTTAGAATAAGAATCTCCACCACTTGTGTGTCCCAAAGAATAGGCTTCATCGATAAAAAGAACTCCTCCCAAAGCAGCGGTTAGAAGTCTTTTTGTTTTAGTAGCAGTTTGACCAAGATATTCAGCAATGAAATCAGGTCTACCTGCTTGTATGAAATGTCCTTCAGAAAGAAATCCCAAAGAAGAATAGATACCCCCTAGAATTCTTGCTAAAGTTGTTTTACCTACACCTGGAGGTCCTGTTATTACAGTGTGCATCATTTCTTTACTGTTAACTCCTTGTATAAAAAATATTATTTGATTAACAACTGTTTTCTTTACTTCTTCTAAACCAATCATATCATTAAGTTCTTCCAAATGTTCAACAATAGAATATAATGTGTTTAAATCATAAGCTTTTTTACATAATCTTTGCCTCTTCTTAGATTTAATCGACATTCCTTTATGGAATTTATCCCAATCTTTTGCAAGTTTTATTAGATCTCCAACTGTATGTATATTGTCAACATCAACTTTAAAATCATCAAAATTGACATCTTTTTTTCTTTTTCGACCTCTTTTTTTTTTAATTTTTATGGGTTTAGGAGAAGTATCTTCTGTCGTCATACTATTACTCATTATTTAAAAATAAATTAATAATCCCTATATACTTTAAATATTTTTTTGAATCTTTAAGATAATTATTTTTGTACCAATCTATATAACTATCCCCTATTTTTATATACAATTCATTACCACTAAGATAAGCATCACTAAATTGACAAATGTACTTTTGATACAATACTTCTCTGTTTATTAAATTCTGAGATTCTCCTTTATGTCTTTCTAAAATATTTACACTCTTCTCAAGCCTAATATTTCTTTGAATCATTTCATCCAATAAATCCATTTATTAGATAAAATTATTCTTTTTTCTTTAATTAGTCTTCATCTTCTTTTTTAGCTCCTTCTGTTAGTTCAAGATTATTTCCGAAAGTTACATCATTGTCAAAAGTTACACCTGTGTCAGATGACGTATCGCTATCGTCTACCTTTTCTTCAATTGTTCCTGTATTTTCACCTGGTTTTAACATTCCTAAAAGTTTATCCATGTCTCCAAATACACTAGTTGCAGACATTCTATGTTTTTTATTTTCAATTTTAATTACTTCTTTAGCTGCTTGCTTCCTTAATGCTGCTTCGCTCATTACTTTTTCTATTGTTGATTTTTCTTCTTCTATAATTTTTTGTCTTTTTTCCTGTTCTTCCTTAAATATTTGTTCTCTTTCTTTCTGTTGTTCTTTTTCATCAGGAACGTAAATTTCAACAGCTGATATTTCTAGGATATCAGGTCTCATAAAATCTTTATCCTTGAATCTTCTTTCAAAATCTTTAAGAACTTTCATTGGAATGTTAGGACTTTGTTCAATCAGTTTATCTAACTCTACTCTACAATTGTTTAAAAATTCAGTTCCTCCTATAGTTCTTTCTTCAATAGGAAGTGAAAGTTCTACTGTAATATTTCTTGAAAACTTTCCATAAGCTACGCTAGCTACTCTATGTCCTTCTAAAAGCTCACTTACTCTTAAGAATTGAGCAATAGTTGTTATTAAACCAGCTGCTAAATTCAATGAACCGATGATAGCAGGAGCTAGAGCCCTTGCAGATTCAGGGAAACTTGCCTGAGCAAAGTTAGCAGTACCTGTAATAGTACTTAAAACAATAACTGGAATAGCAAACCACATGTTCTGACTAGTGTATTTTTGGAATGAACGGTCGTGTAAGTAACGGTAACTACTAGCTGTTTCGGCCCATTTTTTAAGAACTACTTCTTGCTGTTTGTGCCAATAAAGTTTATCACTCATTGTTTTTACCAAATATTTTAAATATCAAAAAATCACGAAGACTGAACGAAACCGTTACCGATTTGTATTAAAGGTCTAGGATTTCCTTGAGGAGGACCTTTTTTTCCTACGTCAAAATCTGCTACCAAAGAAAAGCTAGCATTGTCGTCAAATTTCTTTTTTGTAAAAGTTCCTTGATTGTGCTTTTCATAACGAAGAGGTACTATACATCTTCCTCTTGATTCTTTCTTGTTACCACAATATTGGAAAAGAGGAGGTTCTAAATAAGTAGTTTTAGCTGGAAAATCACTGTAATCCATTAATAATAACTAAGAAAATTTATTTACTAAAAATTGCACAATTTTAAGAACACCAGCGAATGCGCAAGCGTGAATAAATGCTGTTTTTGTTGTTATTTTTCTTTTCTTTTCATCATCGTCTTCTAAACCAAATTCAAATATAAAACCAGGTATTAGTAAGAAAAAAATAATTAGAGGACCAAAATGTCTTATTAAATTTATTGTTTCCTTTGGAATTTTAAAAGCAGGTTTTTGGACAACTTGTGGGACTTGAAAAGGTGGTCTATTTGCGATATTTCCAAATCGATTATAGTAGTCCATTTATAAAATACTAACATTTTTTTTTCAAATTTTTACAGTCTTAAAAAAAAGAATACAATATTAGTAAGATGAGAAGAAAAAATCCCCAGTACAACTCTATTGGACAATTAAACAACTTCGGAACAAAAGAATGCTTAAATCATTCCTTTGAACCATTCTATACTACTAATGGTTTAATATTGAAAGATGAATTCAATACAAAAGACCTTATGAAAGAAGGTGAGTGTTGTATAAGATGTTCTGTCTGTGGTTCAGAAAAAGAATATATTAAACACAATCATGCATATAAAGAAGCCGGGATAGTAATACAAAATCCTTCTAAATTACCTCCAAAAATAGATTACACTCTAAATTTTGACTTTCTAGGACTGGCGATAGAAGAATCAAAACCAAAAATATCTAAAGTAGAATTAAAAGGAAATAATTTAAGAGGATTTCCTTGTAAAGTACACAGTAGAATATGTGGAAATGGGTGTGCCTACAGAGATTGGTGGGATACAGAAACATTCCAACATAAATCAAGGGTATTGAGTGAAATTGCACCAAGAAAAAATTTTAAGAAAAAATTTGTACCAAACAGATTTTATAAAAAGATTAATGGAAACTATGAATGTGTTAGTAAATTTTATAAAGGAAAAGTTTATGTAAAAAAAGATGGTGTTTTTTGGGGTTGGAACAAAAGGTCTAAGAAACATGTAGATTGGTTGAAACCCTTTTTTAAAAGAGAAAAAGAATCTACTATCGAAGAAGATTTTATAAAAATATTAAAAATAAAATAATGTTTACATTCAAATGGAATGCCTAGCTCTCCTAGAAAAGATAGGTAAAAAACTTAATGTACCTAATATATTATTGTATAATTCTTTTAGAAAATTTAGTAAAGCTCAAAGTACTATATGGAGATGCCTTAGGACAATACCACCAAAAAGACTAGAAAAGACGGACGTTGTTATTTTTGGATACCTTCTTCAACATTTAAACATTAAAGAAATTACAGAAAAAGAACTCTATTCTTTATGGTGGTTAATTACAGCTCATTATACTGATGACAATCCTTATGGTACTTGGTGGATAGCAAAAGGTCTTAGAATGGATATAAATGAATTTGATGATATTTGTATTAATCTTTCTTTAAAGCTATCTTGTCCTCTTTTAAAGATAGTTAATGATGAAATGTATAGTATTGTGGAAAAGCAATATAAAGAAATTATTCTATAATGCTTAACAATGGAAAAAACAACTCAATCTACAACGACGAATAAAAAAAATGAACCTGATTTTATAAAAAAAAGAGATATTTCATATCAAAAATGTTTACAAGAGTTGTGTAATCCTTGTGAGGGATGGGAAGATATTTTGGAGGCTGCTAAAAATGAAGTATTACCAAATGGTTCGCCAAAGAATTCATACAGATGGATACTAGAGAATCCAGATGACATTGACATCCCAGAAGAAGAGTGTAAACATTCTTATATATTTCGTAGAAGTCATTTTTACAGATCTTTTGATAGAAAGGGAAGTTATCTTAAAAAAGACCTTATTGCTTTTTGGGGAACTAAAGATTACTTCGTTAAGTTAGGAAAAATTGATAAAGGTCAAAATGAAGGTAAATGGTATCTTTTACTGAAATGGAAGAATTAGGTCATTAAATAATTTTAATACGATAATCTTATTTGCCGTATTAATATTATTACTATCTTTATTTAAGATAAAGACTCGTCACTAGTATTTCATCTCTTTTTCTTAATTTGTTTAGTCTTATTTGTTCAAGACGTTCTTTTTTCTTTTGTTTCTCTTCAAGTACTTTGGGATCTATTTTAGGAATTGTTTTCTTTCTTTCTAAAAGTAGTTCTTGAAATTTATCTTCTATATTTTCTTCTTTAACACCCTCTAGTTTTGTAGGTTCTCTGTAAGCTAATTTTAAATCACTTCCTTCTAGATTATTTGAATTTATACTATAATCATCAATAACACTTTCACCTAAATTTTGAACAGTTGATGGTTTTAAATATTCATGAGGTTCCTTGTAAATGACTAATGAATTGTCAAATTTTATCATTTTAACATCTTCTGCACCGTGGTTAAAGAAAGAATAACCTTTGTTATTGGGATCATCATCTAAAGAATTAAATTTTTGTTTCATTAGATCGAAATTTTGATTAAATTTTTTGATGTCAAAACTAGCTTCTTCTTTAGAAATTCTATATTCTTCTTCAAGGATATAATCAACGTTTGTTTCAGGAAAATCTTCAGTATTGACTTTTTTTTGCTTCACAAGTGTTTTATAAGCTTTAAATATCATTTGGAAAGCTTCATTTACGTCTTCTTTACTCCAATTATAAACTTTTTGATTTCTATCAGGATGAACTGTTCTTACCAATCTTTTATAAGCACAATGTATTTCTCCTAAAGATGCATTTTCTGATACACCCAAAATGTCGTAAGGACTGAGGAAATCTTGGTCCATTGTTTGATAACAATGTTTTAAAGTATTTCTTTAAACGAGTATAAAAAAAAATTGTTGGTTATTACTAATGATACCAAAAACAATCCATCAAATATGGATAGGAAATTTAGAACCTCCTGTCTCTTTAATGGATTCTTGGAAGACTAAAAATCCTGAATTTAAATATATTATTTGGGATGAAGATAGGATAAGAGCTGAAAAATTTGATACTCAAAATAAAATTGACGAAATAGAAGAGTATTGTGGAAAAGCAGACATTATTCGCTATGAAATCCTCAACCGATATGGTGGAGTTTATATAGACGCTGACTCATACTGTGTACATAGTTTAGATAGTTTCTTATTAGAAACTTCATTTGCTGTATATGAAAATGAAAAAGTTAGAAAAGGCCTCGTTGCTACCGGGGTTTTGGGGTTTGAGCCTAATCACCCTTTACTGTCTAATATTTTAGATATAATAAAAAAAATACCAGTAAGTAAAGAAGAAACAGGTAAAAAAGCATGGCAAACAGTAGGACCTCTTCTTTTTACTAAAGTTTACAATAAAACACTACCAAAAATAAAAATATATCCCAGTTATATGTTTTATCCTGAACACTATACTGGAGAAATATATAAAGGACATGGTAAAAGTTTTGGATATCAATTTTGGGGTAGCACCAAATCTAGTTATGAAGTAATAGATGAAATAGATGTTCCTCCGTGGCTTTTTGAACTTCCAAATAAGAGTGTTTCTATTTTTATAGTTGTTACCAATGAAACTTTTGATGAATTCAAAAAATCTATAGATAGTATTATAAGTCAAGATGAAAATTTTTTTATTGAAATTGTAATTTTTGATAATCATATCGATGGTGATATGTCATTTGAATTATGGGAAGAAATATCTAAATATAAAAAAATAACGAAAAATATTAAGTTGGTAAACATAACTCATTTTATAAAAGTATCTTTAGGAAAAGCTCTTAATTTTTGTATGCAACGTTCTACAGGAGATTATATCTCATTTTGTTTTTTAGGAGATGTTTTACATCCAGACAAAATATCTAAACAAATGAACTATTTACAAGAATCTGGAGAATCGGTAGTAGGTACACAAACAAAGGAGACAATGACTTTTAAATTTTCAAAAGACGTTAAAATAACATCTTACCCTAGTATTGATATAAATACTTGGAGAAGAAAAAGAAATTTAGATTTGTTCGACATAAATTCTTTAATGTTTACTAGGGAATTTTTAAGCCAAGAGCCTTTTAATGAAACAGAAAGTTATCCTTGTATTATGGCTAAAGGTTTAGAAGGATTTATGGTCAAAAGATATTTACATAATATTAGTTCAGTTATGATAACAAGAGAAAGGAAAATAACTGAAAATTATGTATTTAGATTCTTAACTAATTCTAATTTAGAAAGGCAATTAATACGAAATATTTTACAATAAAAAAAAATATTGAATAGTATTAATGAATACTCCGACTCCAACTCCAATGTTAACGTCGCAATCAGTTGAACAAGCACCTGTTTTTTACACACCTAACAACACTATTCCTCCACAAATGGAAAATGTTCTTCCTGCTCCTCAACCAACTAATGCCGTAGTTGATTCTGGAAGTACCCATCAAGGAGCTCCTGTACAAGGTATGTCTAGTAGAGGTCAAGATATCCCAGCTTATCAAAATATGAGTCAAATTCTCTTTCACGAAAACCTAAAGAACTGCCCAGAAGACTCCAGCTGGTTTGATAAAAATTCAACCACTTACATGAATTTCGTAGACTCTAACCATTCCAACACTAGTAGTAACCAATGTATTAATGATGCTTATGAAGAACAAGTTAGACTATCCTATCATTATAAAAATCTGAAATAAGTATAAAAATAATATCCCTGAATATTTATATGGCACATGTTATAGATTATGAAAGCATTATCCAAAATGCTGAAGCTATAGGTAAAGATTCAGAGTTATTATCCAAAATAAAAATGGATGAAAAATACAAAGATTTTAAGGAGCGATATCCTAAATTTTACAAACACATCATAGATGGAAACTTTGACGTTAATTATTTTCGTCAAATGATTGCAGTGCGTGAACAAGCCGTTAGAGTTTCTGAAGGTGATGATACTGAAAAAAGTTTTAACGGTGACGTAGCAGTAGGTGAATTTTTAGCCAGACGTTATGTTTACCCTATCCAAAAACCTAGTCAAAGTGATTTGGAAAAAGCTTTTGTAAAGGCTAAGAATACTCATTACAATGATCGTGATAAATAAAAAGGTTTTTTATAGATTTTTTTTTATTTTTTAATAGTATAAAACATGGGTGGTGGTTTAATGCAATTAGTAGCTTATGGTGCACAAGACATTTACTTGACAGGTAATCCTCAAATTACCTTCTGGAAGGTAGTATACAGACGTTGTACTAACTTCGCAATTGAATCTGTAGAGCAAACCTTTATGGGTAACGCAGCAGCAGGTGCAAGAGCATCAGCAACTATCTCTAGGAATGGTGATTTGGTTTCCAATTGCGTTCTTGAGATTAATGCTAGGCAACACAATACTGGTCCTTTATCGACTGCTGGTATGCATCACCTTGTTGAAAGTGTTGAAGTTGAAATTGGTGGACAAAAGATCGACAAACACTATTCCGCTTGGTTGCAAATCTGGAATGAATTGAGTAATTCTCACTTCGGTCCAAACAGTGGTGATACCGCTCCAGTTGTTTCTGGTTACGGTAAAGCAATTGGTAGTTCATTAGATACTGATGGAAATACTGACGAAATCTATCATGTTCCTCTTGTTTTCTGGTTTAACAGAAATCCAGGTTTGGCACTTCCACTAATCGCTCTTCAATACCATGAAGTTAAATTTAACTTTCAATTTGCTCCTAGGTCTGATATCCAAGTACACAACACTAATCTAATCACTATCAATAGTATTAAATTGTTTGTTGACTACATCTACCTAGATACTGAAGAAAGAAGAAGATTCGCACAACAATCTCATGAATATTTGATTGACCAAGTACAATACACTGGTTCTGTTTCTAGGACTGCTGGTACTGGTGGTATGCAATCATTGAGACTAGACTTCAATCATCCATGTAAAGAACTTATTTGGGTTGAAAGACAAACAACTAGAGCAGCAGCAACCGGTTTCCCAACTGATTTCGTTGATATCGGAGATAAAGCCGGTAGTAGTGCTTTGTTGCAATTGAATGGTCATGATCGTTTCGCTAAGAGACCAATGTGTTACTTCACTCGTGTTCAACCAATGCAACACCATACCAATGTTCCTCATGGTGACAGAATTGCTGTATACAGTTTCGGTCTTCGTCCAGAAGATCATCAACCAAGTGGTACATGCAATTTCTCAAGAATCGATAACGCAACTTTGCAATTGACTCTTGCTCATGCAAATGCTCAAGCTAACGAGTTCCAAGTATACGCAACCAACTACAATGTCCTTAGAATCATGAGTGGTATGGGTGGTCTTGCATACTCTAACTAAGTTTAGTAATTCAATTTTAATTTTTAACAGTTAAATAGTTTATTTAAAAATTAAAAATTAAAGGAAATGGTTTTTTTTCAAAGTTTTTTTATTTTGTAATAGTATAAAACATGGGTGGTGGTTTAATGCAATTAGTAGCTTATGGTGCACAAGACATTTATTTGACAGGTAATCCTCAAATTACCTTTTGGAAGGTAGTATACAGACGTTGTACTAACTTCGCAATCGAGTCGGTAGAACAAACCTTTATGGGTAACGCCACTCCAGGTTCACGAGCAACCGCAACAATCTCAAGAAATGGTGATTTGGTTTCCAATTGCGTTCTTGAAGTTGATATCACTGCAAGAAGTGGTAGAAATGCCGGAGGTGATGCTGACATTAATACTAAATTAGCTGCAGGTGGTATGTACAATCTTGTTGAAAGTGTAGAAGTAGAAATTGGTGGTCAAAAAATCGACAAACACTATGGTGCATGGATGGAAATTTGGTGTGAATTGAGTTGTCCTCATTGTGGACCAAAAGGTGATGACTCTGAACAAGTACAATCAGGTAAAGGTAAGATAGTAGGACATGGTAGTACAGCATTGACTGCTGCTTATGCCGCTGATGGTAATGCTGCAGTAGAAGCAGTTGTATCTGGTTCACATACGTTCTATGTTCCTTTGTGTTTCTGGTTTAACAGAAATCCAGGTTTGGCACTTCCACTTATCGCTTTGCAATACCATGAAGTTAAATTTAACTTCCAATTCAGCGCATTGGGTAATATTTTCACACATAATGAAAAAGTACATGCTACTAATGCTAATGCTGTTACTGCAAATGCAGGTACCGCAGTTGATTCAGCAACTGTTAACAGTATCAAGATGTTCGTTGACTACATCTACTTGGACACTGAAGAAAGAAGACGATTCGCACAACAGTCCCATGAATACTTGATTGATCAAGTTCAATACACTGGTGCAGTTAGTAGATCTTCTGATGCAGCTGGTCAAACTCAATCATTGAGACTAGACTTTAACCATCCATGTAAAGAACTTGTATGGGTTGAAAGAGTATTAACCGCTAATGCAGGTTTGTGTAATTTCGATTCTGTTGGTGTTCAAGGAGGTAGTGCTTTGTTGCAGTTGAATGGTCATGATCGTTTCGCTAAGAGACCAATGAACTACTTCACTCGTGTACAACCTCTACAACACCACACTAATGTTCCATACGGTGATAGAATCGGTGTATACAGTTTCGGTCTTCGACCAGAAGATCATCAACCAAGTGGTACATGCAATTTCTCCAGAATCGATAACGCTACTTTGCAATTGACATTCGGTGCAGCTGACCATGCTGATGGTAGTGAACTACAAGTTTATGCAACTAACTACAATGTCCTTAGAATCATGAGTGGTATGGGTGGTCTTGCATACTCCAACTAAGTTTAATGACTAATTTATAATACAATAATACATTTAAAAATATAAAGGCATTATTGTATTATGGAAGAACGACTAAATGATGTAGAATACCGTTTGAAATCTATTGAATTAAGAATTCAAAACATTGAAAGAATGTATAATGACGTAAAAAGACCAGTTATGTGGTATTGGGATTTATTTACTAGTGTTCTTTGTTTTTGGAAAATGAATAGAGAATCGGGTAGTGGTCAGACTCAAAAGTATGAATAACATTATATTCTAAAGGAATACGACTATTTTTAGTAATATAAAACATATAGTCTAACTGATATTTCACTAGTCTATCGAAAGTTGTTTTAGGAACAGGTGATTTTTCAATGTTGAGTGTGTTTAGTAGATTGAAAAGATCTGGACGATTGATATTAAAATCTCCCGTTAGTAAAATTTCTCCATTTAATGAATTTATGCAACCTTTCAATTGGTTTAATACTGCATCGTTTTCTGTTTTTCTTAAAGGAAGGTGCACGTTTATGATGTATTTATTAAAGGTAGGAGAAAAAGTATACATAATTCCTGTTCGAATATTACAACAAGTAGTAAAATTATTTTTAGGAAACACTATAGATTCTTCTTGTGTTAAAGGAGTTTTACTAGCTGTAAGTAATCCTGTTTCTGAATTATAGCAAGAATGTACATATTTTTTTTGAAGTAATGAAAATAAATAGTTGTAAGAATAACTTTGAACTTCTTGGAGACAGATTATGTCTGGATTATAATAATCAATAACTTTAAAAATTTGTTGACTAGAATTTTTTCTGGTTGAATAAAGTCCACCAGCTAATCTCAATAATTTTGTCGTTAATGCGACATTCCATGAAAGTATTCTCATACTAATAATTAATTTTATTTTTTAAATTAATTTAGGTTTTTTTCTGAAATTTTTTTATTTGGTAATAGTATCAAAGATGGGTGGTGGTTTAATGCAACTAGTAGCTTACGGCGCACAAGATATTTACTTGACAGGTAATCCTCAAATTACCTTCTGGAAGGTAGTATACAGAAGATGTACTAACTTCGCAATTGAATCTGTAGAGCAAACCTTTATGGGTAATGCTACTGCTGGTTCAAGAGCAACTGCAACAATCTCAAGAAATGGTGATTTGGTTTCCAATTGCGTTCTTGAAGTTAATATTACAACTCAAAACAACGATGACGGTGTTCTTTCTGCTGGTGGTATTCACAATTTGGTAGAAAGTGTAGAAGTAGAAATTGGTGGTCAAAAGATCGACAAACACTACGCAGCTTGGTTGCAAATCTGGAATGAATTGAGTAATGCTCATTTCGGACCAAAAGATGATGACTCTGCACCAGTTGGTTCTGGTTACGGTAAAGCAGTAGGTACTTCTTTGGCTAAGGCTAAGACTGAAACTGTTTACTGTCCTCTTGTTTTCTGGTTTAACAGAAACCCAGGTTTGGCACTTCCATTGATTGCTTTGCAATACCACGAAGTTAAATTCAACTTCCAATTTGCAGCAGCAACTGCTTTGTCTAAAGAAACTACTCATCCTCCAACTGTTAACAGCATTAAAATGTATGTTGACTACATCTACTTGGATACTGAAGAAAGAAGACGTTTCGCACAACAGTCCCATGAATACTTGATTGATCAAGTTCAATACACTGGTGCTGTAGCAAAAAGTGGAGCAGCTGGTACAACTCAATCCTTGAGACTAGACTTCAACCATCCATGTAAAGAACTTGTATGGGTCCTTAGACAATCTAACAAGCAACAAACTGCATTCGCAGAACAATCTGGTAGTGCTAAACCAAGTAGTGCATTGTTGCAATTGAACGGTCATGATCGTTTCGCAAAAAGACCAATGAACTACTTCACTCGTGTACAAACAATGCAACACCACAGTAACTGTCCAGCTGGTGACAGAATTGGTATATACAGTTTCGGTCTTCGCCCAGAAGATCATCAACCAAGTGGTACATGCAATTTCTCCAGAATCGACAACGCAACCTTGCAATTGAAAGATGATGTTAATGCTGCAGCTAACCATGAATACCAAGTATACGCAACCAACTACAATGTTCTTAGAATCATGAGTGGTATGGGTGGTCTTGCATACTCCAACTAAGTTTATTAGTTCAATTTTAATTTTTAACAGTTAAATAGTATTATTTAAAAATTAAAAATTAAAGGAATCGTTTTTTTTTCTCGGTTATTATTAAATGGGAAACAATTGTAGTTCAAAAATAAAAGAAGCTACTCAGAAAATAGGACAATTGAAAAGTTCTATTAGTCAGATAGCTAAAGCAGCTAGTAATATTAAAAAAGATCATCACAATTATGTTGATACAACTAATAATAAGTTAACACAAATTTCTATGGCTATTAATGAACAATTAGAGTCTATTAAAAACCTAGATAATGATAGTAGTGCAACTTTAAAAGAAATACTAGACCATGGTAAAATAATCAATGATATTTTTGAGTCGATGGTTAAAGATTTACAATCAGAGATAGAAAAAACTGAGGACGAAAATACAAAAGGAGAACTAACAAAACAAAAAAAAGAACTGGAAACAATAATGGGAGAGTTTAAAGAACAAATCAAAAAAGTTGAAGAAGACATTAAAGAAGACAACAAAGGACTAAAAGGACCAACAGAAGCATTCGGTAAAAGAAAGCGTAGAAGGCGTTTCGGAAGTCTTTATTGTCCTAAAGCTATCAAAGGAGCTTACGGAAGAAGAAAACCTTCTAAGCGTAGAAAAACTGTAAAAAGGAAAAAAACTGCAAAACGAAGAAAACCTACTAAACGAAGAAAACCTACTAAACGTAGAAAACCTGTAAAAAGAAGAAAAACTACTAAGCGTAGAAGGAAAAGAAGTAGTCCTAACCCTCTTTCTGGTATCTTTAATGTTATTAATCCATCTAGTATTAGTAAAATTTTACAAGAAAATCCTGATATTATGGAAAAAATTTCAGATTTAAAAATTCTTAAAGAAACAGGAAGATTTAATGCTAAGGAACTTGTTGTGATTGCAGCTTTGTCTACTCTAACTGAGATGTCAGTAGAAGATGCTTCAAATCAATTTATGATGTTAAAAGGTTCAGGTATGAGTACCGATTCTATTTTTGATCAAGCTATAGGAAGTACTAGTGTGGCTCCTCCAGCTCCTAAACAATCTTTCTTAGGAGGAATGCTAGGAGGGTATGGTAGAAAGAAAGTAAAAAAGAAAAAGAAAGTTTCCAAAAAGAAAGTTTCTAAAAAACCTTCAGCAGCTTTAAAAAAGCTTTGTAAAAAACATAAGGTGCGTTTAACTGTGAAAAGGGGTGGAAAGAGGGTTTACAAGTCTGAAAAGGTTTTGAAAAAGCAATGTAAAACAGCTATGAAAAAGAAAAAATAAATTTCTACAATAAAATAAATTTTAAAGCTTTTACTAAAAGTATTAAAAATTATTTTAACCATTTATTCTTCTTCCTTCTTAGGTTTAGGTTTAATTATGTATTTTTTAACAAAAAGTTCTACTAAACCATACATTAAAACTAAGGTGAGGATTAATTCTATTGATTCTTTTAAAAACTTACCCGTTTTTAATTTAAATTGACCTATAGTTAGTATAACGTTTTCATAGGATTTACCTAAATAAGGAGCTAGTAATTGCATTAGAATATTGTCATTAAATGATACTATAAACTCTTGAACAGCTGTACCCACTGTAACCCCCAGAAATATAGGTAATAAATTATTTTCAGAAATAAATCTATCGACTCCTTTTCTGACGTCTTCTACTTTATGTTCCATATAGTATTACGAAATATTTTTATTTTTCGATATATTTTGATAATTTTACTGTATCATTCATGTTTAGTTTTATTATTTGATTATTATTATTTGCATAATCTATATATTTTTTCATGTTTATTCTAAAATCTTCAATATTATTTTCTTTTCCTACGAGTATGTATTTTCTTTCATTTAATTGATACAATATATCACCCTTCTTAATATTTTCTTTACCAGGTATTTGTATTGTGTCTTTTGTTTGATAATATTTACTAAACTCACTTTGGATGTCATTTGGGTCTTCACCTTCATAACCATCTTCGTAACGATAAAGAGACTTATACATACCTTCAATCATGTTATGTTGTTCTAGAGGGTTAGAACATGTAAATTCAGTATAATTAGTTCTTACTAAAAGACAGTCGCAAAATACAAATTTTTTATTGGCAGTATCGTAACCAAAACATACTGTACATATCCCTAGTCCTTTTCTAGTGGCAACTTGTTCTTCAAATTTTTCTTTGTTGTCATTATATTTATTCTTAAATTCTTCTTCTATTTTGTCTAGGTTTTCTTCACATTTTTCTTTACTAAAATTACTTAATTTACCCTCTAAAGGTTTGATAAATATATCGTTGTACTTTACACCTTGTTCATTTGTACTATTAGCATACACAAATTTACATCCTTTAGTCCATTTTTGTTTAAATTGGGGATGAAATCTTAATATTTCTAGCATTATCCTACTTTCACGAGGCTTTAATTCAATTTCATTATATCTGTAAGCGTTGTTAAGTTTGTCCATCTTACTTTTAACTTGTAGATATTTTGTCATGATTTGGTTTTTTATGTTATGGTTGTTTATAAAATATTCTTCTTCCATTAACAGTAATAAATATATTATTCTTGAAATATATTTTTAATTTTTTCTTTTGTTTTCTTTGTTAGATTTTTTATTTTTGTTAAAGAAATAGTATAAAATTTAATAATTGATGTGTCATCTAATCCCATTTTTTTACACTTCTCTACTATTTCTAATACAACTTCTTTTTTAACTATCAGTTGAGGGATAAGTATTTTATGTATAAACATAGATATCTCCATTACGCTCAACTTTACAAAAGTTCTATCAAACCATTCTTTTTTTTTATTTTCATTGTTTACAATAGGCCATCTACTGGTTATATATTGACTTTGTTTCAATTTACTATTTTCATTCCACTTAGACTTTTTAGAAAAATGATTAGGGACAGCAAAATTACTATTTACAGTGTAATTAAATAAACTCCAACACTGATTGTTAAACATGTAACTTCTAAAAACATCTCCTTCACTTATTGAATCAGATATTTCACAAATATCATCAAAATTATAAAACTTAGGATAATTTTCTTGCAATGAAAAAGTCAGTAAAAGAGTATCTGCTTCACATTGCTTATAAAGATCATCGTTGTTTATTTTGCAATTTTTATTAAATATATTATGAACTACTTCTTTAGTTTCAAAAAAATTATCTCTTTCCATAAAAGCTACTATTTTTTTAACTTCTTTTATTTTAATTTTGCCTTCATTGTTAACTGTAGACATTCTCATAATATTCAATAAATATCTTACATCTCCTTTACATTTTTTGATGACATAATCAACACTCTTTTTTGTTATTTTTATATTTTCATTCTTAATAATTCTTTTTGTTAATTCTTGTAATTCATTTGGCCAAGGATTTCTAAAACGAATACAATGAGAATATTTTTTAAAAACATTTTTACTATTAATTGTTTTTTGATTGGAAATTAAAATTATAGGAAGTTTTTTACAATTCATTATTTTTTTTAAATTTTTATCACTTTCTCCTAAAACTTTTTCGACACATTCTATAACAATACCTTTCTTTTTACTTGTTTCAAAAAGTTTATTAAGACCATTATTTTGAGAAACTTTTTCTATTTGGTCTATTATTTTCTTTTTATCTAAAGTTGTAGTTTCATTATACTCTACTATTTCATAACCAAAAGATTTAAACATTAGTTTAACAGAAACTGTTTTCCCTACTCCGTGTTCTCCAAAAATATAACAAAAAGGAGGTACCTCTTCACCTTCTATTATAGACCTAAACCATTTTTTAAAAGATATTATACTAGTGCTGTTTCCAACTACTTCAAGTAATTTTGTTGGTTCATTTCTTTCAAAAAAATTTGGTATGTGTTCTTTTTCTTTCTTTGGTTCAGCTTTTTTTATAGTAATAAAATCTCCAAAAGGATTTAAATTTTTCCTTTGTACTAGTGTTATGCTATTCTTCTTCTTCTTCTTTCTTACCATATTCGTAAATATATATTATTTTTTATATAAACTATATATAATGAGTAAAGGAGAAACCATTGAGGAAAAAGGTAAAAATGAAATGAAAAATTTTCTAAATAGTCTTTTAGGTGGATACACTCACCCTATGAAATTATTTTTAATATATTTAGCAGTAGTCTTATTGCTAAGTGTATTAGTTAATGTAGGAAATTGTTATTTACTTTATAATCTTAGTAAAAAAATTAATTAATACTTTTCCAGGTTTACTATCATTTAGTGTACCAAGAAAATTATTATTAAACACCAAAATTTTATTGAAGTCTTTTTAAATCATCTAGGAAGTATTTTAATTTATATTTATTTTCTGAATAAAATATCTCAAAACGTACATGTTCTAATAAATTTTTAATAGAAACATAACCTAAATCTTTATAATGTTGTATTACAAAATATCGATAGTCATTGTAAAGTTTATAATTAATAACTTGGTCCATAATATCATTATTTAATCCTTTATATTTTTCTTTTATTTTTTTAATTTTACCTTTTATTTTTTTGTCAAATTTTATAAAATCTTGTTCTAACCTTTTATTTCCACTCATGTTATACTCATTACTTCTAACTGTGTGTCTAAAAAATACACGTTCTCTCGTAGTATTATAATTATTTCTAAAGAATTCTTGTGTAACAAATAATTGATTAAAATATTTTTGTAAATTTTTATTTACTGATTCTAGGGGTATCTGTAAGGTTAATATTTTGATGTATAAATTATCAAGATATTTATTTATTCCAATACCTCCAGCTAAAGCTGCTGCTCCACCAATTCCAATTCCTAATAACGCACTATTGTCTTTAACAATTTGTTTTAAAGATTTTCTTTTTCTTTTAACTTTTCTTTTTTTTTTAACTTTTCTTTTAACTTTTTTACTACCATATTTTGCTTTTTTCTTTCCAAAAGTAGAAAGATCTAGACCTAATAACTTATTCATGACTTCAGGGGGTACCATTCCTTCTTTTCCAACATGTTCACACCATTGTTGTTGTGATATTCCCTTTTGTCTGAAAATTTGGTCTATGTGTTTACAAAGTCTGGAAGGATCTTCTTTTGATTTATCAGATCTTCTAAATCTAAAGTCTCCACAAGTACAAGCCATATGAAGTAAATCGATAGAGTATTTAGAACCTTTAGAACCTTCTACTTCATATTTAAACCTATCCGGATCAACAGCTTTTACAATTTTTGAAATTCCTTTTCGGACATTAACAGGTTTTCTAGAAGTCTTCATAAATCTGTCCCTGTTTCTGTAATATTTTAATTTTCTTTGTATAAGTTTCTCTAACGCGTCAAAATCTTGTGCTTCCCTCAGTCTTTGTCTTTCTAAAAAATACTTCTTTGCTTCTTTATATTCAATATAAGGAAGATTTCTTGGAGGAACATAGTATAAACCTTTTTTTTTTCTCTCTTTTTCTCTCCTTTGTCTGATTTTACTAGGATCAGTTGGTTCTCCAAACTTTCTTCTTCTTTTGACTTTCTTCTTCTTTTTATTAGCACATTGTCTTTTAAGAACAGCAACGGATTTGTAAATCCTCTTCTTACCCCGTTTGACAGTTAAACGCACTCCCAACTTTTTGCACAACGCTTTTAATACTTTTCCGGGTTTACTCATTAATAGTATACCAAGAAAATTATTTTAAATGTTTATGTTTTTTACTCGTTCTAACATTGATTTTAAATGTTCATTTAAACAATGAAATCTAGCTAAAACTATAGCGAAGAGTACTTGTCTAGCGACAGTGTAAGTCACATAAATTCCAAGTTTATTAAATGAATTAGTAATAAGTTGAGTTAAATCTCCTTCATTATAAAAAGGTTTTTCTTTGAACTCGAAATCTTCCATAGTAGGAAGTAATCCAAAACTATTTGTTCTCATAGGATTTTTATAACCTAATTTTTTAATTAAAATAGATATAGTATAGTCATCGGATCTAAAGTAACTACACGATGTTATTGAGGTACGAAACATTTCTATGAAAGCTACGAATGGTGCTGCTGCCATAAAAGTCAATCCTCCTAATAAAGATCCCCGTCCTGATTTAAGTGTTTCACCATTATTTAAATAATCTATGAAATCCTGAATTGAATCGTAACCTGAATGTACTGTTTTATTATTAAAATAATCATTAATTTTCGTTGAGGTCCCTTTCTCTTCGAATTGGAATTTTTGGTTAATTAAGTGCATGTTATTATTATTATTTAAATGTGTAATAGTACTGTTAATGAGTTGTTGAGTTTCATTTCTGTCTCCTTTTAACCTCACATGAGTTTTACTAATGTCTTGTATCAAATAACGAAATGTATTACCAACAGCAATAACACTCATTATCTTACCAATTAAATTAAAAAAACTTTTTTT